TCCAGAATAGGAAGCCCGATCCAAGCCGACCATCTTGGGCTGGCCGTAGGCGGCGTATTCGGGTGAATTTGGATCTTGGGCCGCAAGGTATTCACGGCGCTGCTCTTTCGAAACCGGGAGCTTGAATTGTTCGGCAGGCTCAATGTGCTCTACAGCGGATTTCACTGCGCTCAGGCCGCGCTTGAGTAGGCCAGGCTCTTCGGCCTTGATTGGTTCAGGTGCTTTCGGTCTTTCAAGCGGCTCAAACTCCATGTCATCGGTGAGCTTGATGCCGGCCGCCAAAGGCGGTTCGGATGCAGGCGTAGGCTGGTATTCGCCCCGACGACGACGCGCCCCAATCGGCTCAACGTGCCACGGCTCATGCCCCATCGGGAAATGAAGGCCGTAGTTGGCCGCATTTTCATGAACCCACTTTTTGACGTCGTCACTTTCATACCCAAGATCACTGGCCAGATCATGGTTGTGCATCGAGCGACCGGGAGGCGCGACGTTATGACGCGCAGCCGTTTCCGACCCATACTTTTTGATGGCTGCATCGTAAAGCTGGGCCTGACGCTCGTTCGATCGGTATCCCGAATTGACCCATACTTTTCCCGGCGCATCCGAGATCAGTCGATCAAGGTTGCCGTGAAACTCTGAAGGACCGGCGCTTTCGGGGCGCGAAACGTCTTCTTCAGGAAGGTCTACAGGGTTGCCGCTCTTGAGGTCGAATACTGCCATGGGGTGTTACTTGCTGGGGGTAACAGGAATCGGTTCGCCAGTTTGGTAGGCGTAACCGTTGTGTTTGATAACGGGGATCTTCTGGGCTGGGTTCTTTGGATCTTTGATGAATCCACGCTCACCATCCTGAGCTACGCGATGGAGCTTCTCCTGTTTAACGCCCGGGGAGTAATCCATCATGGTCTGAACGTCTCGGGTCTGGCTGTCGCGTTTTCCCCTGAGATCGTCATCCGCCTCAACGACCTTGTCTCCCATGCCGTTTAGCTGGAAGTAGTCGCTGGCTTTCTTGCTGTTGAAGGATTCGGGTTTTGGCGGTTTGGATCGGCTGCCTGCCCCCAGGCCGCTGCGGTCGTTTTTGTCCTGATGCGAGACTTCGGTGTTGACCTTTTCGCGATAGAGATCCTGCTTGGTCTGCTCAGTGTTTCCTTGTTCGCCATAAAGGCCGGCATGAGCGCTACGCTCACCCGCAAGGGCCCTGTTAGCGCCTTGAACGGTCCGCTGGGTCTCGGCCTGTTCATTCCTAAGATCGATCAAGGATCGTTTTTCTGGGTTGGTTGAGGCGCGTTCCAGTGAGTCAGCAAGACGCTTGCGCGCATCGGGATCTGCTTCCAGTCGGTGATTGAGTGCAACGATGGCCGCATTCGCGTTGAGGATGTGCTTGGCATCTACAAAGGCGTAGGGGTCATTGGGGTCTGATGTCCCGTCTCGGCTGGCCCATGCGGTATAGCTGTGGGGCTTTCCGGTTTTGACGTCAGTCCCATCGACCTGAATCCGGCCCGTAAAGAGATTGGGATCTTCGTGGTGCTGATCGAATCCGATGAGTTTTTTGCTGGTGACCTTGATTCGGGTTCCTGTTTGGGGATCCACGGCTTCAGAGCCAATCCCGCGATTGTTGACCCGATAACCATGGAAATCGGACATCGTGCTTTGAAATTCTGGATCGTTGACGTCGCGCTTACCCTGGACGACCTCGCCTGTCATTTGCTGCAGGCGCTGGACCTTGGGGGTGTCTGCAATCATGTCCCACGGAAGGCCGGTCTTGTTGGCCAGGTGATCGAAGTCCTCATCGCTCACATTGCCGCCGATCGCCAATCGATTTGATATATCGAGGCTGCGGTTGCGGTCGTTCTCATGGTTGAGCTTCTCGGTTTCCGCTTGGATCTTCTGACGCTCGTAGCCCTTGTTGGCAGCTTCAAGTCCCAGTCGATAGCGACGATCCTGAGCCTCCTGCTGAAGGAGACGATTATGCTCATCCGTCGAGTGCATCCGATGGTAGGCCTCAAGGCCGCCCACCAGCCCATTCATAAAGCCTTCTGCGCCGAAACCAAGGTCGGACATGGGGATCTCCAAGATAACTAAGCGTGATTGGATCGCAGCTTCTTATGTGCGCCAACTTCCACGATTTGAGAATGAAAAAACCCGCCGAAGCGGGTTGTGTGGGGTGATTTTGCTGAGGGTTATAAAAGACAGGCCAAAAGGGACACAAGCCCTGTGTCCTCGGCACTTGCCGCAGCGATAGAGGCCATCGCCTCACCAGCTCCTCCGCCTCCTGCAGCGCCTGCAGTTGCCGCCTCTCCGCCCGCAGCTGCAGCTTCGCCACCAGCTTCCGCACCAACATCTGATCCAACTTCTGCCCCTGTGTCCGCCCCGACCTCTCCTCCTGCGTCTGCAGTCGGCTCCGTCAGGACCGGCTCATTGACTTCTTCCACCTCATCCTCGGCTTCAGGCGCTTGAGGCGTACCGTTCTCGGCTTGTGGCTGTGGGGTGCTGGGTTTTGCGTTGAGATCGTTGAGGCTGGCTCTTGTTTGTGAAACGGCTGGAGGATTAGCTTCATATTGGCTGGCCAGCTGTTCGGTGTCTGCGGTTTCCGCATCCGTTGGGGAGACCTGGCTGTCCGGTTTAAGCGCGTTCTGCAGGGTGTAACTGGCGCCGAGCTTTCCGGCGGCGTTACTGAGTCCGCCGCTCATGTAACCGCCAGCCCCAAGACCCACTGCCTGCCCTGCCGCATTCCATTCGCCTGCCGTGCGCTGCGCGTCCATTTCGCGATTGAAGTTCAAGCGCTTCGTTTCGTTTTGAGCGACATTCTTCAATAAATCGTTTGCCTGTGTTCGGTAATCCACACCGAGATCGATTAAGCCCGCCATGCGTTACCTCTGAATCTTGCGATCGAGCGTTGAAAGGCCGCCCGACATCACGCCATTGATGCGGTCCCAGACGTCGTTACGCGCCGTGTTTTCAGCGCCTACCGCTGCCGACGCCCGACCAAGGGAAAGATTTTGATCAACCGCCTCTTTTTGCTGGGGGGTCATAGTCACCCCCATACGGCTCAGATCGCGGGTCATAGCGCCCTGCTGATTCTGGTAAGCCGTATCCATGTTGTTGCCAGCCATTTGCGCGGACTGATCGTATTGAATCGGGTTGAGGCCCTCATGGATCAGCTTCTGCTCTTCCGGCTGAAACCGATTCTGATAATCCGCCCACTGTTCCCTGGCGACATTCGCGAAGGGGAAACTGGCTTCGTAAGATTGTGATGATCCGCCGCCACCGCCCATGGTCAGCCTCCTTATGATGCTTTTGAGTATTTGTCGTAAGCGTCGAGCCCAAGACCTACGGCCGTTCCCGCTGCGTTGGCTGGAGCCATTGAGGACAAATGGTTGTATTCCGCGTTGGCTTCAGATTGGCTCAATGCGCTATTGGCCACCGAGGACAGACCGCCCATTGCGGTTCCGGCTTGGTTATTGCCCATGGCAACAATGTTTTGCAGGCCTTTGAGGTACTCGTTCTGAGTTCCCATGCGAGCCTTGGTGTCCGCGTTTCCAGCCGTTGAAGCCAGATTGTCAGCTACGTCAGCCCGCTTCATGATGGATGCGCCACTTGCGGGGCTAATTCCTGCCTTGGCCATGCTGGCTTCGGTTTGCTGCGCCAGAGGGGTTCCCTGCTTGTAAACATCACCCGTCGCCATGGTTGAGGCTTCATTTGCAGCCTGTGGCGTCTTGTACCAGTCGACATTCCCCATGTATTGGTTTTCGACGGGAACCATGTTTTTCTTGTAGTAGTTCCATCGCTCGCCTGCGATCTTGGCCATGGCCTGATCCCAAGGGCTTTCGTGCAGTTTGGTTGAGTGTGCTGGTGCCATAATTGCGCCCCGATTAGAGATCCATGTCGTAGACCGTGTGGGTCTTCCTGAACCCCTTGTAATCCGAGGGGCCCTTTGCGTGACGATAAAACCGTAGGATGTCGAATTCCTGAGACTTCGCAATGTCCACGATCTGCGGAAGGTATTTGTCGATCAGATCATCATCCGACTGACCCCAGGCCATCCAAACCAAAAGGATCTTCTGACCAGAATAATCATCGACTTCCGGCCGAAAGATGACGAAGCCTTCATCTGCCAGCCATAGGTGCGCGACCTTGTGGACGCAATCTGCGTAGACGTCCTCAAAGCGCCACGTCCCACCTCGGAGTTTCTTGACCTCCTTGAGTCCATCCAAAACAAAAGGCCAACAGGATCGGATATAGGCAGGTTTAAGGCTCATTGCATCCAGGGTGGTGGGGTTGGAAAGGATTCGCTGAAATCGCCAGACGTCGGCCAGTCACGAAGGGCTTGGCGGTAGATCATCAGTTCAGTGAATTGCTCTGGCGTCAGCGACGTGGGGATGCCCGCTTCGATCTGATCGCGATGTCTAATCGAAAACCAATCGGTGTTCCCGAGAAGCGTCACTCTCTGGTCTTTCAGGATCGGGATGTTGGGCAGAGGGTCTTTAACACGAAGAATTCCGTCCGCAACATAAACTTTTGATCCGTCGACAAGCCGATTTGCTACCGTCGGTATCGTCGCATCTGGATCAACTTCTATTACGCCAAACTTTGTTTTGTCGACGTATAAGTCGGCCGCCTCTAGCGAACCCGTCGTGGAATGGTCAATAGCGCCTGAAGAAAGCAGATAAACAACGGTCTGCCTCATAACAGTTGCTCCGTAATATAAAAATTGGCTTGCCCGCTAGTGCCGCCATCGCCCGAATGAGCAATGTATGCGTTGAACCACAAGAATTGATTTGCAGGAACCGTGACGTAATAAACAATCGAAGAATAAAGATGCCGTTGCTGGATCTGATTTCCCCATTTGTAATAGGCATCCCACCCAAGCCCCCATCCATCCACAGACCAAAGGTCCATGTGGGCACTGGTCAGGTTCAAAGCACTCAACATTTCCCATTCCAGCCTTAGCAGGACCGGACGGCCGGGGCTATTGTTAAAGGAATACCCCCAACTTTCGGCTAAAGTCGATTGCCCTGACGCGCTGTAGGTTCCACCTTGGTAATACGGTTGCGTTCTTGCAATGCTGCCCGACCAGATCTTTTCCGCGTGGAGATCCGAGATCTTGGCGTTGTTGATTGCTGCGTCTTGGATTTTTGCCGTCGAAATTTCGGCATCCTTAATCAAAGCATTGGTAATTGCTGCGGTAGCGATCTTTGCTGTATCGATCGAGGCGTTCGCTATGGCCGCATGTTTGATGTATACGCCCGGAGGATTCCCATGGATATCCGTGGTTCCAAGAACCACAAAGGGGACATTTGGATCTGTCGTTGGATCCCCATAAGCGCTGGGATTAGGATCTGAATCGCCAGGGCTTCCTATTGCAAACTTGTCCGCTCGCACATAGAAGCGAGACCCCAGAGAGTTATTTATGATGCCGTACCCAGCAACAACGCCATTAACGTCAGTCTTAATGTATTGCTGCGCCGTCAATCCATAGGTTGGGTCGTACAGCGTTTGATTAAGGGTTTCGAGTTTGGCGTTTTGATTGCCGATCGTCGTCTGCAATCCAAGCCACCATGCTGCACTGGTCGGCGTTGTTGATAAAAGGTTGGTAACAGTTGATTCCGTGTTGCCCTGACGAGTGCCAAGAGCTGTTATCAATGTCGCCTGCGAATCAGTGACGGACTGAAGGGTAATGATTGCGCTGCCATTGGCGCTAATTTTTGTTTCGAGCTGATTGTGCACATCAGCCAATTGCCCTCTGACGGATTGAGGAAGCGAGGCTGGGCCATTGATGACATCAACCTGCTGGCCAAGCAACTGAAAGAAGGGGTCGTTAATGACGTCGGAAATGACTTGATCAACGATATCCGACACTTGGCCGGGCGGAAGAAACCCCGGCGGCAGCCCGCCGTTTGCGGCACTAACGGCCGCATTGATGATTTCCGTTCTGACCGAAGCCGGAACGCCACCCTCAACAGCTTGACGCAAGTCGCGCAGGAATCCGTCCAGCGCTGGATTCAGGCCGGATGGTACTTGGCGAAGACCCATTAGACTTCCTTCAGTTCAGAGACGGATGTGGCGACCGACACCATTTTGATGCGCGCCGATCCAATGAGCGTGATTTGATAATTCAGGCAACGATACCCTGACGGCAGGCGGAAAGGATCGTTACTGCTGACTGATACATTCGTCAGAAGGTTTCCGTCACCGTAGAGATTGAACGTGATGGGATTACCCGAAGATGCTTCGGAAATCACCTGAGCCGCGCCAAAGTTACTCGGCAACGGAAGCTGAAATAGCTTGCTGGTCCATGTGTAGGTCAGATACGAAGATCCGCGTTCCCACGAGACAATCGAACCATCTGACTGAAGGGCATACAACGTATCCGTCAGAGGGTCTGAGTAAAACGCCGAAAAGATCTGATCAACCTCGACAAAATCCTTGGTCGCCGGATTGAACACAAAAGACATGGATCCATTCGATCCAAAGTATTTCTGTTCGTAAAAAGCGCCTGTGATATTGGAGGGAATGAAGTTCTGCCATTGGGTTCTTGAGAAAATCGATTCGGTCGCCACCTGGGGATTGTTTTGATCAATCGCCACCAAACCAAAGGGACTGGCGTACAGGGCATAGTCGCCCATATCCACAATTGATCTTGCGCTGGCGCAGGCCTGATAGGACTCCAATTTGACCGCAGACCAGCTGGCCGGGTCCGTTCCAACAATCAGCGCCGGGAATCCTTCCGTCAGGACGATGATGCCGGCAGCCGTTAGTGAGAGCCCCACAATGGGATAGTCGACGTTTACCTGATATTCGACCGGCCACGCTGAAGGAATGTAGGGATAACAGGCGTAAACCGTTTTCCCAACAAAGCCCACAATGACGCCACCCGGCATGACAATGATGCCTTTGAGGTTTGACGGCGGCTCATACCATCCAATCGTTGGAATCACTTCCGCGAGCTGCGTGTCGGTCGCGTAATCGACAAAGGTCGCTGTGGGTGAGTACGGGATATCGTAAATGACGTTCCCACTGGAATCGGTGACCAGATTGCCGCTGGAATCCGTTTTAGGGACCAGTCGATAGTTGCCATTGATGTCCGTTCGATAAAGGCGGATCGAGGCAATGTTGTAGTCGTAAGGGCCATTCAACGACGTCGTAGGCAAGGCATTGAATGTCACTGCCGTTCCCTGCGTCATAGCGCGGTCTGGCGTCGGATTTGAAGGCGGGCCCTCCTCTCCGTATCCATTCACGAACGTCGCAACGTAGACGCGATCTCGGAGCGAAGACGCGATATCCGTTTTTGTCCAGGTATTGCGATTGGTCGATGAATCCGCTGATGCGATCAGAACAAATTCAGTCCCTGTCCATGCCCACGTCGGAAGACTTGAGAAAGCCCCGGATCCGTCTGTATTGGTTCCATAAAAAGGATCCGCCGCATCTTGCAAGCAAACCGCGACTTGATGGGTCTGATTCAGGATCTTATAAGGCGGCGAATGGCTTGAGCTCCAATCGGTTCCGCCCAGCTGGAAATGCCCTGTGTCCTGATAGCCCACCTGATAGGCATAGGTATCCGCGACAATCTGGGTTCCATGGCTGTTGTTGGTTTGAGTGCTATTGCTGCCCCAATGAACAACAACCGTGTCGCCATCGTTGAATGGATGGCTGTTGGCTGCAACCACGACGTTATAGGGCCCGTTGGTAGTGTCGTCTTTCTGCTTCTGGATGCTGCTCCAGTTTGCCATCTTGATATTGAATCCGCGGATCCTGAACTCATTTGTCGCGCAGTCCGTCGTCAGGACAACTGTATAAGGCCCCTGCGACGCAAAGCCAGGAACATTCAGGATGATCGAATCGTTGTTCTTGAGTCCGTGATCGCCCGAACATGAAACTTTGGGCAGTTTGGCGTTGCTGGCGTCGTGCGTGTATTCAATCGTGACCGTGTTGACCGTACCCGTCCCGGCTTGCGTGAAGGAATACATGGGCAGCGCAGGAACCGGAAGACCGATATTTCTGGAATTAGCTGGGGCCCCACTCCCTCCGCCCAGGATGTTTTGATCCGTGACGCGGAAATTGCTGCCATCGGCATAGTAGATCCGGTTCAATGAATCCGTGGCCAAGGGCGCTCGAACCACGTTGACCTTGCCATTCCACGCCAACCAACGCGAAGGATGTTTGTAGATCGTGTCGTTCCCAGACGGTGAGATCCCTGACGCTGCGGCGTAGGCCGTCGTCTTGAACGCAATCAAGTCCCCGCTTTGAATGAGACAGTTCTTCGCCTCGGTTGCCTGAGAATCCTGAAGGCGTTGTGGCGCGACGACAGAGACCTGTCCTTGAAACCCTGGCACCGTGATCCGCATTAGTCCGTTCCTCCGACCGCTTGATCGGACTCCTCGATTTCTTCGACTTGCTTGGGCGCAACCTGGGGACCGACCTCGTCATGGACCGCATTGATGATGCTGTTCACTTCTTCCCAAGGCCGCTTGGCGAGATACCCCATCATGAGGTTCAGCGTCTGAATCGTCAGTTCGACTGTTGGCATGGGGGTCTCCTTAGAGGGCATAGCGAATGATGACAATGCCGGAGCCGCCGTTGCCTCCGTCCCCGCCGCCAGTGGCGCCTTGACCTATGCCGCCAGCACCTCCGCCACCTCCACCGGTGTTCGATGTTCCAGAAACACCGTTCCCGCTAATAGCACCAGCGCCACCGCCGCCAGCACCGCCAACTCCAGCAGGGAGGCCGGGACTAGTATAGATACCGCCGCCACCTCCACCGCCGTAATAAGTGGCTACCCCGGAAATAGAGGATGAGATCCCAATACCGCCTCCGCCACCAGCACCAGAGCTGCCGCCAGCGGCCCCAGCCCCGCCTGCACCGCCGCCTCCGCCACCACGATAAATGTTTCCAGTTGATGGGGCTCCCCCCGCGTATCCTTGGC